ACCACAGAAGGCACATTTGAAGCTCCTACAAACACCAAGTTTGTTGGTACATTGAACGGCGCTATGCGTGTGTTTGTAAACAGCTACGCTTCTGACACAGCTTCTGTGTTGGTTGGCTACAAAGGTACCAGCGAAGCTGATGCCGCAGCATTCTACTGCCCATACATTCCATTGATGAGCAGCGGTGTTGTTCTTGATCCATCTACTTTCGAACCAGTCGTGTCATTCATGACACGTTATGGCTTCGTTGAGTTGACCAACACAGCAAGCAGCTTCGGTAACGCAGCTGACTACGTTGGTGAGATCGCAGTTCAAAACTTGTCATTCTCCTAATCAGAGAAACCAACCCAGGGATGGGAAGGACAAAAAAAGGGCCGAAAGGCCCTTTTTTGTTGACTATATTTTGTACCAACTGAGATATTGATGTATTTTGTCCATGACCGAAGTCCAGTCACCCATGGCGGGTTGACGGAACAAACTGGCTGTGCCATACCAAGGACTGTTGTCGCGATTCAACAACCAACGCCAGTCTAAAGCATATTGATTCAGCATGACCCAGGTTGGTCGACCCAGTGCACCACTGAGATGTGCCACAGCAGTATCCACGCTTAGTACCACATCAAGGTGATGTATCAAGGCAGCACTGTCACCAAAATTTCTTATGCTGCCTGGATAAGTTTTTACTCCGGCGGCACTCAATTCAGCTTCTTCTTCTTCGGTACAGTCGCATTGTAAATTGATCCACTCATAGTTGGGATTGCGTTTGATCAAGGCCAGCATGTCCGCAAATGGCACAGCCTTGTGACGATTGATCCAGGTATCTCTACGACCACTCCAACAAAATCCCACACGCAATCGATTTTTTGGTCCTAGCACATCTGCCCAGGCCTTGGTCAACTCAGGCTGAGCCACTAGATAATATTGACTGTAGCTGAGATTTTCCAGTGTGACACCAATCACTCCTGGAATACTCATGATGGGAACCCAGTAGTCAAATTCAGGCAGTGGTTGATTGAAAGCAACCAATTGACTGATTTGTTTGATGCTGGCAAACAACGGCAACAAGTTGTCATTGACTTGAACAACTACACGAGCACCTCTTTCAGTCAGGTCACCAACAAATCTTATAAATTGTATGTTGTCGCCGTGTCCTTGTTCGCCCCAGACCAGGATTGTTTTGTCTTTGAGATCTTGACCAGTCCACCTGGGCTGAGTGAAGTTGGGCAGTGCACCATTGAGATGCTCGTACTGCCAACGACTTTCATACGCAGGCCAACCTTGTGAGTAGTTGCCTTGGATCAGAAATGCCACAGCCAAGTTGAAATGAGCTGTGATATTACTGGGATCCAATTGCATGGCACGCAACAAAAATGGAACAGCACCAGCCGGCTCGCCTAGTTCTCTCAATACGTTGCCATAATTGTTGAATGCTGCTGCTGAATTTCTATCTTGTGCAAATGCCTGAGCATAAAATGACAGTGCGCCTTCGGGGTTGTTTTGTTCACGACAGGTGTTGCCGTGTGCTATCAATAGTTCTGTGTCCATGATCATATTTAATTTGACCACCAACGACTCAAAATATTTGTTGCACCATAAATACTTGCCAACGCAATTGGGCGTTTTATGCAGGCTTTAACCCCCTGCGTAGCGGCTAGAACCCGCATCGGACTTCTATTAAGGAGAAAACAAAATGGGTCGTCCTCTAAAAATTAAAAAAATATCTGAAGCCAGCTATAACTCTAGCACCGGTGCAAATCCTGGTGTGGACATTGGTTTCAACGCATTCAATACTTTTATCAATCCAGTGTTGCCCACAGGCGCACTCAACACTGATCAGTTTATTGGTGTAGTGGGTGGTTCTAACACAGTTGACACAGCCACATACCCAACTGTGAAATGTCGCGTGTTTATCACTGGTATTTCAGCAGAAGAAGATGGATACATCATCCGTCAAAAAGGGTCAAGAAAATTCCTAGTCGGCGGTACAACCAGCCGTACAGCATTGGTCTCTGGTGTTGCTTATGTGATCACCACAGTGGGCAACACTGACTGGAACTCATATGGTTTGTATGGCACAGCCGCTGTGGGCACAATCTTCACAGCCACTGCTGCTCTGGCCAACACAGGCACAGGCCGTGTCAACGCAGTTGGTCAATGTGTGTTGTCCAGCGAAGCTGACACTGCACTCACAGCAGGCAACATGAACATCACTTACTAACTGGGTGATTCAACTGCTACCAACATCAGCAAGTTGACTAACAAGTTCTTACAGAATTTTGCTGGTGGCGAAACTGGTGGTTCTGCCAACACAAACAATGTATGGAATCCTGATCAAGTGGTCAACAACGTTGAAATTGTGGCCAACTTCTTCACAGACGAAGGCACCATGCTCAAGAGTGGTGCTGAAGTGGCAACATGGGGCGCCAATGGATCTGAACAGAATTCAGGTGGCACCATGGATGTTGCTATTGTTGAAAATTACAACGCTTAATTTTTACTCCGATCTAAAACAATCCCCACTAAGTATTGTGGGGATTTTTTATGATTACAGCATTTGTTTTGGGCAACGGTGTCAGCCGTCAAGCAGTTTCTTTGCCTGCATTAAAATCACACGGATCCATTTATGGATGCAATGCCTTGCACAGAGAATTTGTGCCCGATGTGCTGGTGGCCACAGACAGTCCAATATCTACACATATACAACAAAGTGGATACAGCAAAAACAACAAATTCTACACACGCAAACCACAAGAAGGAACAGGTGCATTGAGTGTGCCTTCCCAGTATCGTGGATTCAGTTCTGGTCCAATTGCTGTGGGCATAGCGGCCATTGATGGGCATCAAAAAATATATCTGTTGGGATTTGATCTTGGCCCTGACAAAAATCAAAAATTCAATAATGTTTATGCAGGAACAGAATTCTATAAGCCAGTTAACTCCTCACCTACCTTCACAGGAAATTGGATAAAACAATTGATTAGAATTGCAAAAGATTATCCACAAGTGCAATTTGTTCGCGTAGCAGGACCAACCACTGCACAAATACCAGATTTTTCAACAGTACCGAACATGCAAAATCTAGATGTCAACACACTATTAGACCGCATAAATAACAAAAAGGATCTATAAATGTCAACATACAAGAATATCAGCAGCGATTGGTATATCACCGTTGATGGTGGTGTAGGTACTGTCTATGTAGACGGCAACTTGGATGTGGCTGGCAATATCACCTATGTCAGTGACATTGCTGTGAATGATTCATTCATTATTGTAGCTGCCAACAACACAGGTACTGTGCAAAGCATGGGTTTGGTAGCAACCAAAGTTGCCAATGCTACTTACGCTGGACTGCGATTCAATACCACAGCCAATGCCTGGCAAGTCAGCAGCAGTGTATACGCCAATGGTGCTCCTATTAGTGCGTACTCAACACTAGCATCAGGCGGCTCAGGACTACCGGGCGGCAACATCAATGACGTACAGATCAATGGTGGCAGTTCGACATTCACAGCCAACGGCAGTTTTCAATATGACATTGCCAATTCTAAATTGACATTGTCTGGTTATGAAGTGCTTGGCAACATTGGATCAGCACCCACAGCAGTGGCCAACAGTGTGGCAATTTACAACAATCAACCGGGCGCTGGATCTACTGGACTGTATGTCACTGGAACCACAATACCCACCGACGAAGTCATCAGCTTGACTCGAGCAAGATTATACGGCATTATATTTTAAGGAACAATCATGGCATCTCTTCAGACAGCAAACGTAACAACCGCCGCAGCCAATGCGTATGTTAGCACAGGAAACACTGTGGTGACTTACTTGAGCTTGTGTAACTATTCAGCAAGCAATGTCACCGCCAACATTTTTGTGGTGCCCAATGGAGATTCCATCGGAAATATCAACAAAGTAGTTTCCAATATTTTGATAACCACAGGTGATACATATCAATTCTATGCTGGCAATGAAAAATTGATACTTTCTAATTCAGACAGTATTCGTGCCAATGCTAGTGCCAATAATTCAATATCAATTGTTACATCGTATACATCGGCGTAATGGGAAATTTTTTAAAAAATCGTCAACTGCAATCTGGCAGTTCAGGTGTGGTTTTACCCACAGGCAGCTCAGCCACACGGCCTGATGCTCCAGCATTTGGCATGATACGTTACAACACTGATGTGGGATTTTGTGAATTCTACAACGGATCAATTTGGCAAAACTTGGGCATTGGTGGCATAATTGCCTACACCGTGGATGAATTCACAGGCAACGGATCTCAAACTGTGTTTACAATGAGCTTGGCTGAAAGCAGTGCTACTCAAATCATAGTTTTTGTGGGATCTGTGTATCAGGATCCTGCCACTGCTTACACAGTCAACGGTGGGTTCGACATCACATTTACCAGCGCACCGCCTAACACTGTTCCCATCAGTGTGATTCACACCAGAAACAACAGCTAAATATCCTATACCGGGATAATCTATGGCAATCAACTACGTAAAAGGGCAAATACTTGCAGCCAATCTTGAAAGAGATGGCATCAACTTGTCCATTAGTAATGCCAATGTAGGAATCAACAAAGTGTCTCCCACAACTGCTCTTGACGTGGCTGGTGTTGTGACTGTGGGAAATATCAGCATTTCCAATGTGGCCAACATAAACATGGGCAACCGTTATATAAACAATTTAAGTACGCCAGTGTTGCCATCAGATGCTGTACCTAAATCTTACGTGGATTCTGCTACGGGTAATTCACTGGCTAACTTGAGGGTGGCCAATACTACAATTACTACAGACGGTACCATTGGCAACATAACCATACAGCCTACTAGTACAGGGGTTGTAATAATCAACACCACCACAGGCTTGGTGGTACCTGTGGGTACAACAGCACAACGTCCCAGCCCTGCTAGACAAGGCACAGTGCGATTCAATTCAGACAATTTGAGAATTGAAGTATACGATGGCACAGAATGGGACCAGATTGTCAGCGGTGTTACCAATCAAACATTCAACGGCGACGGGTCAACCACTACGTTTACACTGAATAGACAAACTACTACAGCGGCAGCATTGATCATGCTCAACGGTGTTACACAGGTACCTGCAACTGCATACAACATGTCTCCAAATCCCAGCACCACATTAATTTTTACAGAAGCACCTGCATCCACAGACGTTGTAGACGTGCGATTCTTGTAATAATACCCACACACTTATTATTGTTCTGGCTCTGATAAATAACTAAGAGCCATAAATTGACATGGCTATAATGGAGATATAAATGGCCGTAACTAGAATCAAGAACAATCAGATAACAGATACAACTATTCAGGCAAACGCCAAAGTTGTACCCTACACCGTCACTGCTGGATTGTTGGCCAACAATTTAGTTTATGGATCTGATTTGACAGTCACTGGTAATCTTACTGTACAAGGTACCAGTACCACAATTGACACCACAATTACCACCATTGAAGATCCTGTTATTTTGTTGGCGTCAACACAAACAGGTTCTCCCTCAGTGGACATTGGATACATTGGACGTCGTGGTACATCTCCAAATATTGCCATGGTTTGGAAAGAAAGTGCGTCAGAATTTGTCACAGCATTCACTAGCACCGGTGAAACCAGCACCACAATCACTGTTACTGGTTACGCTAACCTCCACACCGGCAACGCCAACATTGGCGGCAACATTGTAATCAATGGTACAACCAGCTTGGTTGGCAACTTGGCTTCAGCCAACGTCACTGGCAACATCAACGGCGGTAATTTGTTAACTGCCGGAATAGTCAGTGCCACTGCCAACATCACTGGCGGCAACGTCTTAACTGGTGGATTGATATCAGCCACTTCAACTATAACTTCGAGTGCTACCATAACTGGTGGCAACTTGGCCACAGGTGGTACCATAAGCGGCACAGGAAACATCACCGGCGGTAATGTATTGACTGGTGGTATCATGAGCTCAACTGGTAATGCCACACATGGCAATATCTTAACTGGTGGTATCATAAGTGGTACAGGCAACATCACAGGTGGTAATGTATTGACAGGTGGATTGGTGTCGGCTACGGGCAACGTTACTTCAGCAGCCAATGTGTCAGGTGGCAACGTAGTCACTGGTGGTTTGATTTCGGCCACAGCCACTATAACTGGTGGTAACTTGGCCACAGGCGGTACAATATCAGCCACTGCCAACATCACTGGTGGTAATGTACTCACAGGTGGCCTGATCTCGGCAACTGGCAACGTTTCTGGTGGCAATTTGATCACAACTGGCGCAGGCGGCAGCATCAGCGGATCAGGTAACATCACCGGAGGAAACATACTCACTGGTGGTGTTGTATCGGCTGCTGGCAATATCACATCCGGAGCCGGCAGTTTCTTCATAGGTAACGGTAGCCAACTAACTGGTGTAACTGCTACCAGTGCAGGATTTCCAGTGTCAGCTGGCACATCAAACATCAACGCCATCAGCAGTGGCAATATTTTTGTTGGCGTGGGTGGTACACCCAACGTCACAGTGTTTACTACAACTGGCGTCAGTGTAGCAGGAACTGTTGCAGCCAATGGTACCATAACAGGTGGCAATCTAGCCACAGGCGGTACTGCTAGTGCAACAGGCAATATAACAGGTGGCAACTTGTTGACTGGCGGTGTAGCCAGTGCAGGCGGAAATGTCACTGGTGCAAACATTGTCACAGGTGGTCAAGTCACAGCAACTGGATCTGTAATCGGCGGCAGCTTGTGGTCAAATGGCACAATCAGTGCGGTGGGCAATGCCATAGCTGGCAATGTCACAACCGCTGGGCAAGTCAGTGCCACAGCCAACATAACTGGTGGTAACTTGTTGACTGGTGGCTTGGTGTCGGCCACAGCCAACATAACTGGTGGTAACTTGTTGACTGGTGGCTTGATATCAGCCACAAGCACAATAACATCAGGTGCCAATGTGATTGGCGGCAACCTGACCACAGCTGGTCAAGTGTCGGCCACGGCCAACGTCACTGGTGGCAATGTATTAACAGGTGGATTGATCAGTGCCACAGCCACTATTACAGGTGGTAACTTGGCCACTGGCGGAACAATATCAGGCACAGGCAATATCACAGGTGGCAATGTAAGTACCGCTGGGCAAGTGTCAGCCACAGCCAACGTTACTGGTGGTAATGTCTTAACCGGCGGATTGATTAGTGCTACAGCCACCATTACAGGTGGTAACTTGGCCACAGGTGGCACAGCGAGTGCTACTGGCAACATCACTGGAGGTAATGTCTTAACTGGTGGGTTGATGTCAGCCACTGGCAACATCACTGGAGCCAACTTAAATTCTGCACAACTTTATTCAAGCGGTGCATTGACTATTACCAATGCTTCAGGCAACATTAACTTGACCCCAGCTGGCAACCTGGTGTTGAACAACAAGTACATAAATGGTGTAAGCCAGCCAGTCCAAGACAACGATGCGGCCAGCAAGATTTATGTTGACAACTTGGTCAGCACACAAATTTCTTATCACCAAGCTGTGTCGGCAGCCACCACAACCACACTGGCTACTACAACTGGCGGTACAATCACATATACTCAACCCAACGGGGCAGCCAACGGTGTTGGCGCCTTGTTGACTACAACTGGTAGTTTCAACTTGATTGACACTGCCAACGTACAAACTGTGGGCATACGTATCTTGGTCAAGAACGAAGCCAATGCAGTGTACAACGGTATATATACCTGGGCCAATGCTACCAACATTGTGCGTTCAACAGACGCAGACGAATATGGCGCTAACAGTATTACGCAACTGAGTCTCAACGATTACTTCTTTGTCACCAGCGGTAATGTCAATGCTGGATCAGCTTGGATTGTTGATGCTCCTTCGGGCACAATCACATTTGGTACCAGCAATATCACATTTGCTCAGTTCAGCCAAAGCCAAGTTTACACTGCTGGCAACGGTGTCAGCATCAACGGCACAGTAATTTCAGCCAAGGTTGACAACAATACCACAGCATTTGACGGCGCAGGCAACATCATTGTCAAAGCCGGTGCTAATTTGACCACACCCAACATTGGTGCTGCCACTGGTACCAGTGTCAGCGTAACTGGTACAGTATCAGGATCTTCTGTTGTGGGCGGTGTAATGACTGGTAGCAGTGTGAGTGTTACAGGCACAGTCACTGGTGCTTCAGTGGTTGGTGGCGTAATAACTGGTACCAGTGTCAGCGTTTCGGGTAACGTAACTGGTGGCAATGTAAACACTGGCGGCCAAGTGTCAGCCACAGCCAATGTCACAGGTGGCAATGTATTAACAGGTGGATTAATCAGCGCCACTTCAACAATAACATCAAGTGCCAACGTCACTGGTGGTAATATATTAACCGCTGGTATCATGAGCTCAACTGGCAATGCCACACATGGAAATATACTCACAGGTGGATTGATTTCAGCCACAGCCACTATAACTGGTGGCAACTTGGCCACAGGTGGCACCGCAAGCGCCACAGGCAACATCACTGGTGGCAACATACTCACAGCTGGCTTGATTTCAGCCACTGGCAACATCAGCACAGCCAACTCAGTAATAGCCACAGGCGTTTCAGGAACTGGTGTCAGTGCTGGTATTTTTGGCAATGTGTCTAACGCACAAATACACGCCAATGCAATTTTGCAAGTGGCTGGCAAAACCCCCAACAGTTATGTGCAAATTGCGTTCCAGAACCTTAGTAACACTGCCAACGCTTCTACAGACCTAGCACTGTACAACGCTTCGGGCACAGACACTGCTTACTTCATTGACATGGGTATCACCAGCCCAACGTTCAATGGCACAAACTACGGGGCCAATGTTTACGGAGCCAATGACGGCTACTTGTACGTGGTTGGAAATTCACAGACTGGACCTTCGGGATCAGGCGCCAACATTGGCAACTTGGTCTTGGGTGCTACAACCGGCAAGATCATACAGTTCATTGGTAACCAATCAACCGACAACATTATAACCACAACCAGTTCAACTGGATTCACAGTAACCGGGGTGATGAGTGCCAGTGGCAACGTCACTGGTGGTAACATCTTAACAGGTGGCATTGTAAGCACAGTTGGCAACATCACCGCTGGCACAGCCGCAGCCGGATATGTGTTTGGTAATGCATATTACATGACTGGGCTCAGCGCAGCGGTCAGTGTGAGCAAAATTGTCAATGGTACCAGCTATGCCAACATTGCCAGTTCTAATGGCAACTTGGTAGTGGCAATTGGTGCCAGCAGCAACACAGTGGCCACATTCTATGATCAGGGAGTGAACTTTACTGGTCCAACCAGTGCATCAGGCAACGTCACTGGTGGCAACTTGTTGACAGGCGGATTGATGTCGGCCACTGGTAACATCACAGGTGGCAACTTGATATCGAGTGGCAACGTATTTGCCACAAGTGCAGCCAATGTTCAATTCAATGATAATACTTGGTTCTACAGTGGTTATACCACAATGAACACCGGTGGTATCTTCCATGACACAGGTGCTAACCCAGATACAATTCAAGTCAGTACCAACAGTCGTAGCAACGGTATTGCAATGTGGACCAACGGTGTTGCTAACAGTTACATCGTTTCTACTGGCGGCTTTGAGTTCTTCACAGGCGGAACATTAAGGGCCAACACTAACCCAACAGGCGGAACAAGCACAGCTCAAATTACTTCATCTGGATTAACAGTCAGTGGTATTATCAGTGCCACAGCCAACGTCACTGGTGGCAATGTATTAACAGGCGGATTAATTTCAGCTACAAGTACAATAACTTCAAGTGCCAATGTGATTGGTGGTAACTTGACCACAACAGGACAAGTGTCAGCCACAGCCAATATAACTGGTGGCAATGTATTAACCGGTGGACTAATTTCGGCCACAGCCACTATTACAGGTGGTAACTTGGCCACAGGTGGTACAGCGTCAGCAACTGGCAACGTCACCGCTGGCAACTTGATCACCGCTGGCAACTTGGTTGTGAATGGTGGCAACATCGACAGCAGCGCCAGTGCAATCACCATAAATGGTGCCAGTGCTGATGTGAACTTTGCAGTCAACGGCGACACAACCACTGTGTTCTTTGTGGATGCTGGAACAGAAACAGCCAGTTTTGGTAATTCAACACAAGTAACCAATTCTATTGTTTCGTTCAATTCCACAAATTCAATCAAGATGCCAGTGGGCAACACAGCACAACGCCCAACAGGTGTAACAGGTCAACTGCGCTTCAACACAACAACCAACGGTTTGGAAGTGTTTGACAACAGTGCCTGGACAGCAGTGGGTACTCCGACATTTACTGTGATTTCAGATCAGCAGTTCAGTGGTGACGGCTCCACAGTGGCATTTACTTTGAGCACAGCATCAACCACAGCAGGTTCTGTGGTCAGTATCAACGGTGTGGTGCAGATTCCAACCACAGCATACAGTATTTCAAGTACCACACTGACATTTACAGAAGCACCTGCTACTGGTGATCAAATTGACGTTAGAACATTCACTACAACTACATCAGTAACATCAATATCTAACAGTGCTGGCAATGCTGTTATCTCAACTAGTGAAACCGCAGCTCAGATCAATGTTACTGGTAATTTGGTTCCCACTGCCAACGTGACTTACAACTTGGGTAGTTCAAGTCTTCGTTGGAAAGACGCTTACTTCTCTGGAACATCAATTACCTTGGGCAATGTGGTGATCAAGAACGTGGCTGGTGGAAACACTGTAGGCTTCTACGGTCCAGACGGCACAACACCAGCCAACATTGCTGCTTCCAGTGTTGATACCACACAAATCACCAGCGGCACCAGCAACATGTCTGTGGTGTCATCTAACGGTAACATCAGAGCCAACATTGCTGGCACCACTGTGATGACCATCAGCCCTGGCTTGGTAGACATTGTGGGCAACTTGACTGTGAGTGGAAACGCTACACTACAAGGCAACATTTTAGGCGATAGAGTACAAAACGGTACAACCAGTATTGATATTCAAACCCCAAGCGGCAATGCCAATATCACTATTGGCGGAACCAGCAACGTGGCAGTGTTTACCACAACAGGTGTAAACGTAACTGGGGTAATGAGTGCAAGTGGTAACGTCACAGGTGGCAACGTCTTAACAGGTGGATTGATATCTGCCACAGGTAATATCAATGCCGGCAATCTAATCATAACTGGTGTATTGGTTGATAATACTGGTAACCTTGAGTTACAAAGTACAGCCACTAACGGCAACATTAATTTGACACCTAATGGTACTGGTATTGTTGGCATATCTACCTCACTCAGCGTCACAGGCAACATCACTGGTGGTAACGTGCTTGGCGGAGCCAATGTTAATGCCACAACACACACAGGTACCACTGTTTCAGTTACTGCCAACGTCACTGGTGGTAACATCTTAACAGGTGGATTGATCAGTTCAACTGGTAATATAACTGGTGGCAATTTGACAGTGGGCACAGGTACTATCACCGGCGGTAATATTGTTAACTCAAATGCCAATGGTGTGGGCAACATTGGTAGCTCAACAGTTTACTACAACACTGTGTTTGCCAAGGCCACATCAGCTCAATACGCCGACTTGGCAGAAAAATACACAGCTGATGCAGAATACACACCAGGTACAGTTGTGAGTTTTGGCGGCTCAGCAGAAGTCACTGTGACCAGCACTGATGCAGATCGACGTGTGGCAGGTGTGGTATCTACCAATCCAAGTTATACCATGAACTCAGGCCTTCAAGGTGAACACGTGGTAACAGTGGCTCTAACAGGTCGTGTGCCAACACAGGTCATTGGCCTAGTACGCAAAGGTGACATGATGGTATCAGCAGGCGCAGGTCGAGCCAGAGCAGAAGCAGATCCCAAAGTGGGCACAGTGATTGGTAAAGCCTTGGAAGATTTCAACGGTGATGAAGGCGTGATCGAAGTTGTCGTAGGACGCTTCTAACAACAACGCTGCTTTATGATAGGGTCCTTTGCGGCCCTATCTTTTTGGCTAAATATTAGATATTAATGGATCAACCATGGGATTAACCAAGCCACGTGCCGCGCAGATTTACAATTTAGACTACAAGCAAGCCACTAGAGTGGTCACAGTTGCCAACATCACCTTGACTGGTGGTGCACCCGCTGTTGTGGACGGTGTAAGTCTCAGTACCAATGACCGTGTTTTGGTAACAGGGCAGTCAACTGCCAGTCAAAACGGTTTGTATTATGTGAGTACACTGGGTTCGGGCAACAACGGAACTTGGTCAAGAACCTCGGATGGCAACGAAACCGGCGAAATTGACGCTGGCATGATTGTCATGGTCACTGAAGGCTCAACCTATGCTGATACACAATGGAAATTGATAACTGACAATCCTATTACCATTGGCAGCACTGCACTGGTTTTTACTCAAAATTACTATGCAAACAGCATCAACAGTGGTAGTAGCAATGTAACAGTATACTCCAACGCCAATGTCACAATGAGCTCGGCTGGCACAGCCAATGTGTTAGCTGTGAGCTCAACAGGAACAGTGACTTCAGGCACAGCCAGCGTGAGCGGCAACGTCACAGGTGGTAACGTATTAACTGGTGGATTGATATCTGCCACAGGCAACGTCACTGGCAACTATATCCTGGGCAATGGCGCATTGCTCACCGGGGTAATTACATCAGTGGCCAACATCAACAACGGCACCAGTAATGTCACTGTAGTGAGTTCAGGTGGCAACGTCACAGTGGGCATAGGTGGAACGTCAAATGTGGCTGTTTTTGCTACCTCAGGCGAGTACGTCACTGGTGTAATAAGTGCTTCGGGTAATGTCACAGGCGGAAACATTTTGACCAGTGGCCTGATTAGTGCTACAGGTAATGTCACCGTTGGAAACATTTCTGCAACCATTGGTGCTTTTACAACATTTACTTCAGCACAAGGTGGTAATGTGACTGGCACATTGATTGCAACATCGTCTAATGCTCAGTTTTTCAATCAAACTAATGGTGCTGGATACTTCACAGTTGCTGGTTACTTGTCAGCAGTGGGCAACGTTACAGGTGGAAATTTAATCACTGCTGCTGCGGTCAGCGCAGCATCAGTTAGTGCGTCGGGTAATGTCACTGGTGGTAACATCTTAACAGGTGGATTGATCAGTTCAACTGGTAATATAACTGGGAATTATATCTTGGGCAATGGCAGTCAATTAACTGGCCTGCCAGCAACATATTCAAATACCAATGTCAGTTCTTTCCTGGCTGCATTTGGATCGAACACAATCAGTACCACCGGCACTGTAACAGCAGGCAACATCACTGGTGGCAATATATTAACCGTTGGTCAAGTCAGTGCTACTGGAACTATAACCACAGCTGGTGGTACCAACAGCACCGGTTTTGCAGTAGGCAATGGTGCAGTGTCAAACGTGGGCCTGGGATTCTTCCCAACAGCAGGAACCAGAGGTGACTATGCCATTCGTGACTATTCCAGTGTATTCAGTACCATGTATTTGGATGTGGGTATGGGCAGTTCTGCCGGCGGCGAATTTCAATTCAGATCATCAAACGCATTTTCTCTTGTAATGAGAGCCAATTCCTCAGGTGTTTATACGCCTGGGATAATGTCGGCCACCGGATCTGTTTATGGTCTTGAACTTTGGTCCACTAACAGTGTTGGCAGCGAAGGTGGACAGATCAATCTTGCATTGCCTGCGTCAGGCAGCACCATCAGCGGCGGTGTGATCATTGACGTTTACAACAACTTATTGCGTTTTTATGAGCGCTCTGGAACCAATCGTGGTGCATATATTGATTTAACCGCAACCTCGGCTGCTGTGGGCACAAACTTGTTGGCCAGTGGTGGCGGCGGCACACCCGGTGGATCAAACACTTATGTACAGTTCAATGACGGCGGCGCATTCGGAGGCAATGGACAGTTTGTGTACAATAAAACCACCAACACACTCACCGTTGGCAACGTAGCAGCCAACGCCAACGGCCAGGGCACAAACTTTATAGTTGGCGATGACGGATACATTGGTGATATCAACACTGCTGATACCATTGGTATCAAAGGCCAACAAAATGGTGCCAATGGATATATTGTGTTTGGCAATGCTGATTCAACTTCGAAACTTGGTCGTGCAGGTTCTGGTCCGCTGACCTATGCTGGCGCATTCAGTGCCACTGCCAACGTTACAGGTGGTAATATTTTAACAGGTGGATTGATATCTGCAACTGGCAACATCATAGGCAACAGAATTGCTGTTGCCGCAGGTACTGCTGCCGCACCATCTGTACAATTTTCAAATGACATTTCTGCTGACACTGGTTTTTATTGGGTCAGCGATGGCAATATTGGGGTCACAACCAATGGCACACTAAGAGCAACCTTCCTGGACACTGGCGTCAGTGTTGTAGGCAACGTCACAGGTGGCAATGTATTAACTGGTGGATTGATCTCAGCAACTGCCAACGTCACAGGTGGCAATGTATTAACTGGTGGATTGATCTCAGCAACTGCCAACGTCACAGGTGGCAATGTATTAACTGGTGGATTGATATCTGCCACATCAACTATTACTTCAGCAGCCAATGTGATTGGTGGTAATTTGACCACAGCTGGCCAAGTAAGTGCCACTGCTAATATCACCGGTGGTAATATCTTAACAGGTGGATTGATATCAGCAACTGCCAACATCACAGGCGGTAATTTGAATGCTGCTGGACTCAGCTTGTCTGGCAACGTAGTGTCAGCTTTGAATTCCACAGCCAACATTACCACAACTGCCAACATAAGTGGTGGTTTCATCCTGGGTAATGGTAGCCAATTGACTGGAATAACAGGCACATATGGCAATGCTAATGTGGCCACATTCTTGGCGGCATTTGGTAGCAACACTATATCAACCACAGGCAATATCACCAGTGGCAACTTGATACAAGGCGGTGTACGAGTTTTCAAATGGACCACTTCGGAAACTGCACCAGTTGGTCCCGTGCCCGGAGATCAATGGTTCATTGCCAGCACTGGCAAACGTTATGAATACTGGAATGATGGTACTGGCAATGCCTGGGTAGATCAAAGTCAGTCAACTTCGTTTGATGCCTTGGCAGTGTCTGGCGCTGCTACCATCAGCGGTTCTTTGACAGTTGGCACTTTGGCCATTGCAAATATAACCAATTCTGGTGCCAACGGCGTAGGCAACATTGGCAATTCTACTGGATATTTCAACACAATATTTGCCAAAGCCACGTCGGCTCAATACGCTGACTTGGCAGAGAAATATATAGCTGACGCAGAATATCCATCAGGCACAGTGGTAATTTTTGGCGGCGATCAAGAAATCACAGTAAGTAATATCAGCCACGACACAAGACTTGCTGGAGTGGTTTCCACAAATCCAGCATATTTGATGAACAGTGGAGAACAAGGACTGCCAGTGGCATTGACTGGTCGTGTACCGTGTCAAGTAAGAGGACCAGTGCAAAAAGGAGATGTTTTGGTAAACGTTGAACAAGGAATTGCAGGACGACTAGACCCGTCAAAAGCCACCTGGGGCTGTGTACTAGGTAAAAGTTTAGAAAATTATTCAGGCAACAGCATTGCCTTGATTGAAATAGCAGTGGGGAGATTTTAATGGCTTTTCCAACATCACCTACAAACGGTCAAACCACCACACAGAATGGCCTGGTATATACCTGGAATTCAACACTGGGTGTTTGGGCACTGACCACGTCCACAACTGGCGCTATAAGTGCTACCAGCGTCACTGCTACTGCCAACATCACAGGCGGAAATATCTTAACAAGTGGAGTAATATCTGCTACCGGCAACTTAACTTCAGGTGGTACAGTCAGTGTCACTGGCAATGTCAACATAGGCAACGGCACAGGCGTAACCTGGGCCAATGCTGGTGGCGTTAGAGTGTGGACATACTATAACAATAGTACTTCAAGTTTAGATACACTGTTCTTGTAAATGCCAATAGCCACACGATTTACCAATGCCGGGACACTGTTGGTCAATGGAAGTTTTGACGAAAATACTTCTATTGCTCCTGCTGAATTTAGCACCGCGGTAAACACAGTGTATGCTGGCACATTAGATGAAGTTACACTGGCATCCGGTGCCGCAGTGTTCAACGGCACCAGTCAATCTTTGAGCGTGGCATCCAACGCAGTTTTTGCCGTAGGCACCGGTGATTTCACCGTTGAATGTTGGGTGTACCCACGGGCCAGCACCTCGCAGGCAATATTTGATTTGCGTAATCCAAACACTGTCGGGGCCGGATTCGACATGTACATAAGCCCAACTGGTCCCAGTTTTCGGGTAGGAACAGCTGGTACTAACTATCTAACAAGCAATTTCTCAGGACTAAATCGATGGTATCATTTGGCCTTGTCAAGAAGCAGTAGCACATTCTCACTGTATGTAAATGGTACACTGGGGCAGACAGTTACAAACACTAGTAATTTCACCAACAGCACTCCCACGGTGGCTGGCGGCGTCAATGGATTTTTTAATGGTTACATCAGCAATTTTCGCTTTATCAAAGGCACAGGACTGTACACCGCCAATTTTACTCCATCACAAACAGTATTACCTGCTGTGTCGGGCACAAGTTTGTTGTTGAACACGTTGACCAGCGCAAACTTTACTACAGATACCAGTCCAAACGCATTCACAGTGACCAACAATGGAACAGCTACATATACCACAGCTAATCCATACATTCAAGGATCAACTACAATCAAACAACGCCAGTTCATCGATGGCACACAGGAAGTGTACACACAATTTGATGAATTCACTGGCGCACCTGTGGTTGATGCCAATTTGATGGTCTGGGTAGACGCTGCTCAGACTGCCAGTTATTCTGGCTCAGGCACAACCTGGACAGATCTCAGTGGCAATGGTAAAACCTACACTTTGACCAACAGTCCAACTTTTAACAGCACCACCGGCGGCGGAGTCATAACATTTGCCGGAGCAAGCAGTCAATATGCTACTACAGCTGCCACACTGTTTAACTCTACCACAAGCAATGCCTATAGCATAAACATCTGGGTCTATCCCACAGGTGCTGGACAGATTGTATCAGTGGATGGTCAGACCACTCCCAACACTGCATATCATTACACTGCTATTGAAATTACTGCGGCAGGATTGATATATTTTGGACAATGGACCGGCGCAATAAGTACTGTCGCCACCAGCGCTCAAAGTTTGAATGCTTGGTACAATTTGGTGATTACCTACAATGGTACCACAGCCACTGCCTATGTAAATGGAACCACTGTGGGATCGTCAAATATCTCTTGGACAGCACCAGGAGCAAATACATTTTTTGCATTGATGTCAACTGACAGTACCAATATGTCTGGTGTTGCAGGATATGCCAGTGGCAGCGTGGGTGCATTCATGGTGTACAATCGTGCGTTAACTTCAGATGAAGTCACTTCGAACTTCAATGCATTACGTAATAGATACGGTAGATAATTTACGGTAAATATCAAACTATGGCCAAACTCAACTCAGGAACAAGAATTTACGGCAACGTAACAATAGATACGTTTGCAACCGTTACTGGCAACGTCACAGGTGGTAATGTACTCACTGCTGGTATAATGAGCTCAACTGGCAACATCACTGGTGGTAATATCAGCATTGGTGTAGCGGCTCCTACAGCAGTGTTAACAGTCAAAGCAGGTACCACGACAGCGGGTACTGCACCAATAAAACTAACTTCGGGCACAGTATTGACCACAGCTGAAGCTGGTGCAGTTGAATATGACGGCAGTTTCTTTTATGCAACACCACAGACCACAAACGGCCGTCAAGTAATTTCAACTCCAAGTTATTATGTGTTGAGTGCTGATGCGGCTGCGGTTGGCTCCACAATTGCCAACTTCTTCCCAGGTACCACAAGTATTCCACTGGTTGCATCTGGTGTGTATGAAGTTGAATTCAATTGTTGGTTCTTAAAAACCACAGCAGGAACCTTGGTGTGGACCTTGGTCAACTCAACTACAGTCACAAAATTGCATGCCGACATGCAAATGTCACCAATTACTGGTGTCACCTCAACCAATGCGACCTCAGAACTATTTGCACAGGTTGCCAATCAAACAGCCGCATCAGTGGCCTTTGCTGCCACAGGTTCGTTGACCACTGGTGTCAACCACTTTATGAGAATGAGAGCTTATCTAGTTAATGGTTCATCAACCAGTTTGCGATTGCAAGTGACCAACAGTGCAGGCACAGTGACACCACTTGGTGGCAGCTACTGGCGAGCAACAAGAATTGCGTCAATTGGCACATTGGCTGCATAAGGAAAAATAATGCAAGCAAGATACAGAGCCGACTATGCTGGTGAATTTGTCATACATGAAACCAAGTGGACTGGCGGCAAAAAACTTGAGACCAGAGAATGGGTGGCTAATCCCATTACCAATCAGCATATTTCAGGACGTGCAGTTTGCGTTGGCAGCACTGTGGATCAATACCTTTTTGATTACACTAGATTGCAAAGACATCGCGGTGGACTACTGAGTTCAAAAAAATTGCAAACCTACGGTGTAGGCGACATTGCAAAACAAATGCGCCTGGACTTTGCTGTGGAAACAAACAACCAACAACTGCAAGATATTCTACAGTCAAATTATCAAACAGACAATGTGGTATACACCAGTCCAAGACATTGCATTGCACACCCAGGTGAATTTTACTTGATTCCCTTGCGTCCTAATATAACTGACATGGCCACACTAATATACCTGGCTGCGTTTGATGGACACAAAGAAATATTTTTACTGGGCTATCATCGTGAAACTCCCAATGGCAGAATTGACTGGATTGATGAGATCACTGGGATATTTTACGCCTACCCCGGCGTGCAATTTTATCTAGTAGGCGAAGCAACCATCATGCCTGAGTCTTGGCTAAATTTGCCCAATGTGCAAACACAGACTTATCAGGCCTGGATCAGTCACTGTGACATTTGAACACTGTGTTCCATCACAGCAATTTTGTCTTTGACTGCGTCAAAATTCACAGTTGACCATAATCCAGGATGCATGGGTTTGGGCCAGGTGCCTGATGCAATCCAGGCCCAGCCATGATGCTCGTGATTGAGCCGCGGTATAAATTCACTGGCCACACTGCAAAAAAATGTGTGATATGCAAATTTTAAATCAGCTGTGGTAAATTTTTCCAAAGGCACCAATTTTAAGTAATCAGGCATGGCACCCAATTCTTCCTGGCATTCACGCACAATTGATTCTATTAGAGTTTCCTCAGCTTCCACTCTGCCTCCTGGCAGTCCCCAGGTATCGGGATGTTTGGTATCAGTGCGCATCAAATAAAGATATGATCCGGTGTCAATGGCGTAGAACCAAACACCCACAGCATTTACAACACTAGACTCCATGTGCCTCCCTGATACAATCCTTGATAACTTTTGACCCAACTGTTGCCAGTCCATTCGTACTGTATTTCTGTCGTGATGTTTGTGACATACTGTTGATTGCCTGGACTTGATGTGCTGTCAAACGACACTGTCCATCTGGATCCATCATACTCCACAATATCATTGGCTTGAGCCACCAATGGTTGTCCATTGACTCCTGCCCAGGCTTCGGCATTGCCGTTGTCGTAAGTGCCAGTTGCTTCAGTAAACAAGTATCGTTGGCCTATTGAAGCGGCTGGTAATCCAGCACCAGGTCCACTGCGCAACGGATCAATGACAGCGTTCACAGCAGACAAAGTATTACCGGGTACTGTGTCTATGTCCACAGTGAACAGTAAGAATCTGTCATCAGTGGGATCATATGCCACTGTGCCCACAACGTTTGTACCATCTTCTTGTTCAAGATTGACCAAGCTCACGCCAGGTCGTAACACACCATACACGCCAATCAGCGAATGCCATAGCAAATTGCTGTCAGGAGAATCCGGAGGTGTCAAACTGGTATTGGGTTCATCTATCACTTGTGCTGATCTCAATGCCTGCAGTTTGTTGCCAATCAGCAAGACCTGGTAGTTGTAAGGAGTAAACACTTGTCGTGTGCCCATCAACAAGTCGTTGTTCAGTATGGCGTTTGATGCATCGCCTTGTGCGTCGAATATTGATGCCACAATGCGTTCCACCACACCCAATTTTTTGACCTTGGCTGGCGAACTGATCCAAATTGGAACATTGAAAGTCAGTGTGGCCACATCGATAGGGTCTTCTGTGCCCACTGGTATGGTTTTACTGCTCCACTGTGTGCTGACCAATTCACATACTGTCAAACTGGTCCAATCAATGTAGTTGTCTGTGCTTTGTATTTCTAAACTGGGGTTAAACAACACCAGGATCTGTTCCAGCAGTTGCATTTTTTGATTGGTGTTTGATGTCCAAATTTCCAGCTTGATCGTGAGTTTGTATGGCACTGGCATCAAGCGTTCAATAGTAAATGCATTGCCTTGTGTGGTTTCATAACTGTCAGTGTTTGAGTCGTAGGTTCGTTGACGCACTTGAATGTTGCTGACAAAATACGGCTCCTGCATTCGGGGACGATCATAATCCAGCCCACTGACAAAAAACGTCATCAACGGGGTTGACGGCATGTCGTTGGCAGAATTGTTCTGCAAAATTGTCTGTGCTTGACGACTGCTGTCACCATAGCGTACAGGCACACGTACTAGAGTATCATTCTTTCCACTTTGATTGCGTCCGTACTCTACATCAAAGTTGCTGAAAATTCTAGCAAACTGCAATAGAAAACGTCGAATTTGCCCGTCATAAAAAAATTGTGCCATGTTTATCGTCCTGGGGGTCTTGGATTGGGCGGTAAATTGCCGCCTTGGTCGCCATTGTCAGCCTGTGGTTTTAGAATCTGACTCAAGCTCTGACGACTTGGTATGTTGCCCAGATCTGTGGTGGGCACTGTGTAAGTGTTGTTTACAAAACTGGCTCGACTGGTCAACGCATCGTCAGCTAGATCCAATCCAGTTCTTACATTGTCTTCGATCTTGATCCAGGTACGACCATTGAAACGGAACAGTCTATTGGGGAAATAATCCAGTCGCAGAGCATAGTCTCCGCTGACAGGGTTATTCGGGAAGCTCACACCCGGAGTGACCGGCAACCCGTTGGGTGCAACATCATTGCCAGTGAGATA